CAACAAACGATAAGCTTGTTAATTATTTAATCAAGCATAAACATTGGAGTCCGTTAGAGATGGTCAGTGTTTGTTTAGAAGTAGAAACAACAAGAGATATCGCACGTCAGTTTTTGAGACATCGTAGTTTTAGCTTTCAGGAATTTTCACAAAGATATGCAGATCCTGTTAAAGATTTGGAAATGATTCCGCGCGAAGCAAGATTACAAGATCCAAAGAATCGTCAGGCAAGTATAGCAATTGATACTGCTGATCCTGTACAGCGTGAGATAAACGAATTATTTAGAATGAAACAAATGGCACATATCAGGCAGAGCAAGGAACTGTATAACTGGGCTATATCAAAAGGAATAGCAAAAGAACAAGCACGAGCAGTATTGCCTGAAGGTAATACAGTATCAAGACTATATGCAAACGGCACGTTGAGATCATGGATTCATTATATTGAATTACGATCTGGAAACGGCACTCAGTTAGAGCATCAAGAACTTGCTATCGCCATTGCCCACGCCATTGCTAAGATCTTTCCTTTAGCAAACGAATACATAACAGAATAATAATAATGATTAGGAGTAGGGAATGCAGTATTTAGGTATTGAGATTGAAACGAAAAGAGATAAAACTCTATCGGAACAATCTTATAAATTATTAAAAGATTATTATTGCAGAGACGATGAAAAGAGTCCGCAGAAGGCATACGCACGGGCTGCAGTAGCTTTTAGTAATGGCAATTCCAAATTAGCACAAAGAATATACGATTATGTATCTCAAGGTTGGTTTATGTATTCATCTCCTGTACTGTCTAATGCAGTGCTAAAAGGTGAAAAGGTTAAAGCTTTACCCATCAGCTGTTTCTTAACTTATGTGCCTGATACATTAGAAGGGCTAATTGACCATACTGCTGAGCTACGATGGTTATCCGTTAAAGGTGGTGGTGTAGGTGGTCATTGGTCAGACGTACGAGCAGTATCAAATAAAGCTCCAGGACCGATGCCGTTTCTGCATACAGTTGATGCTGATATGGTTGCATACCGCCAAGGACGTACAAGAAAAGGTTCTTATGCAGCCTATATGGATATTGACCATCCTGACATTGTAGAATTCATTAATATGCGTATTCCTACTGGAGACGTGAATAGAAAGAATTTGAATCTTCACCATGCTGTTAACTTAACTGATAAATTTATGGAAGCAGTAAAAGAAGGAAAGCAATGGGGTTTATTGGATCCTAATGACCAAACAGTTCGTGAAATGGTTGATGCTCGTAAGCTATGGGAATTAGTACTCGAGACAAGATATCGTACTGGTGAACCTTATGTTAACTTTATTGATACCGCAAACAGATCTTTACCACAATCACAGAAAGATCTTGGTCTATCAATTAAAGGATCTAATCTTTGTAACGAAATTCACCTTGTGACCAATGAAGAAAGAACCGCGGTATGTTGTTTATCTTCAGTCAATCTAGAAACATACGATGAATGGAAAGATACGAATATGGTTAAAGACCTTATCGTATTTTTAGATAACGTATTACAGTTCTTTATTGAAAATGCTGGCGACGAAATTAGTAAGGCAAGATATAGTGCTCAACAGGAAAGATCATTAGGTCTTGGTGCTATGGGATTACATTCTTACTTTCAGAAAAATTCAATTGCGTTTGATAGTCAAGCGGCTATTGATGCTAACGAAGAAATCTTCAGTACTATTAAACAAAAGGCAGTTGAGGCAACATTGGATATGGGTAGGCGACGCGGTGAGGCTCCTGATATGAAAGGAACTGGCCGTCGTAACGCTCATATGTTAGCAATTGCTCCAAATGCAAATAGTTCTATGATAGTTGATACATCGCCATCTATTGAACCGTGGAAAGCAAATGCGTTTACTTCGAGAACAAGAGTAGGTTCTCACTTAAACAAAAATCCACATCTTGAAAAGATATTAGAAACCATTGGCAAGAATACAGATGAGGTATGGTCAACTATTATTACCAGTGGTGGCTCAGTTCAACATCTAGACTTTCTAGATGATCATGTAAAGAACGTTTTTAAAACGGCAATAGAATTGAATCAACTTGTATTAATTAAGTTAGCAGGAGATAGACAGAAGTATTTGTGTCAAGGACAGTCCTTAAACATCTTCTTCCCGGCCGGTGCTGATAAACGATACTTGCACGCTGTGCATTATCAAGCATGGGTAGAAGGTTGTAAAGGTTTATACTATTTAAGAACAGAATCATCTAATAGAGCAGAAAACGTTTCAGAGAAAGTAAAGCGCGAAAAGTTAGATGATGTTATCAACCCAGACAAAGTACAGTTTGGATTATCGGACGCACAACAAGATGATTGTCTAGATTGTCAAGGCTAACAGAATATAAGGAAAAAGAATATGGTTGGCGCAATACCCACCAGTAAGACAGGAAAGAAAATGGAAGTATTAATTTATACCAAATCAAATTGCCCTTTTTGTGAAAAGGCAAAGGCATGGTTTACACAACATGGGTTTGGTTACACGCAGGTAGTATTAGATGACGAAGAACAACGTCTCTCATTCTATCAAAGGATGTCAAACGGCAAAGAAGTAAGATCATTACCGCAAATCTTTATTGATGACAAACATATAGGTACGTATAACGACCTAATGACAATCTCTAATACATTAATTAAAAAGCAAGGTGGTCTTTTAGAGTTTTCAGAAACTTATAAACCATTTCATTACCCTTGGGCTGTTGAGATTACGACAAGACACGAGAAAGCGCACTGGATTGAAGATGAATTGGATTTATCTGAAGATGTGTCTGATTGGAAAGGTGGTAAGATTGGCAAAGTTGAGAAAGATTATATTACAAACATCCTAAGGTTGTTTACTCAGTCTGATGTTGCTGTAGGACAGAACTATTACGATCAGTTTATTCCAAAGTTTAAGAATAACGAAATCCGTAATATGTTAGGATCGTTTGCCGCAAGAGAAGGTATTCATCAACGTGCATATGCTCTATTGAATGAGACCTTAGGTTTGCCTGATAGTGAATACCACGCGTTTTTAGATTATTCTGAAATGGCAGACAAGATTGAATATATGCGTAAAGCAGATACAAATACTTTACGCGGTTTAGGTCTATCTTTAGCCAAATCTGTATTTAACGAAGGTGTTGCATTGTTTGCTTCTTTCGTTATGCTATTGAACTTTCAACGTTTCGGTAAAATGAAAGGTATGGGTAAAGTAGTAGAATGGAGTATTCGTGATGAATCAATTCACGTTGAAGGTAACTCTAAATTGTTTAAAGCGTTTGTGAAAGAACATAGTCGTGTTGTTGACGATGAGTTCAAAAAAGAAATCTATGAAATGTCGAAAGATATTGTAGACCTAGAAGATAAGTTTATTGATCTTGCCTACGCACTGGGATCTATTGAAGGACTGGAAAAATCCGAAGTAAAAGAATATATAAAATATATAACGGATAGAAGATTATTACAGTTAGGCATGAAACCGAACTTCAAGGTAAAAGATAATCCATTACCTTGGTTAGAATGGGTGCTCAATGGAGCAGACCATACAAACTTCTTCGAAAATCGTGTAACCGAATATGAGGTTGCTGGTTTAGAAGGAACTTGGGACGATGCCTACGCAAGCTAACTAGGCGTAGAAAATGATTAACAAAAAACCTTTTCATGATGTGATTGATAAATTAAAAGAAGAAGGTAAGTACAGGGTATTTAACGATATCGTTCGTGATAAGGGAAACTTTCCTAAAGCGACTTGGTACTCACCTTATTCTCCAAAGACAATTGTCAATTGGTGCTCAAATGATTATTTGGGAATGGGACAAAACAAGTATGTAATTGACGCAATGCAAACCGCGCTGTTAAAGACAGGAAGCGGTAGTGGAGGTACTCGTAATATTGGCGGTACCTCTCATTATCATGTTACACTCGAAAATGTAATTGCGAAATTACATCAAAAAGAAAGTGGTCTATTATTTACTTCTGCTTATGTAGCAAACGAATGGGCGTTAATTGCTCTATCTCGTATCATTCCTAATATATGTTTTGTTTCAGATAACAAGAATCATGCCTCAATGATTATGGGAATGAAACACAGCAGAGCAGAGAAACGTGTTTGGGAACATAATGATATGGCATCATTAGAAGCCTGTCTTATTTCTGCAACTGAGGCTGAGTTAACACCATGTATTGTATTTGAATCTGTATATAGTATGGATGGAGATGTTGGCCCTATTGCAGAAATTTGTGACTTAGCAGATAAATATAACGCAATGACATATATTGACGAAGTACATGCAGTTGGTCTCTATGGAGATACAGGCGCAGGATATTGCGAAAAGGAAGGCTTACAAGACAGAGTTGATATTATCAATGGAACTTTAGGAAAGGCCTTTGGTTGTCACGGTGGTTATATTGCTGGTGACAGTATTGTTCTTGATGCAATTAGATCTGTGGCAAGTGGATTTATATTTACAACAAGTATGAGTCCTGTAATGGCAGCAGGAGCAATTGCTTCTATTCGTTATTTAATGGATCATAATGAATTGAGAGAACTACATCAAGAACGAGCTGAAACATTAAGACAACTATTTATAGAGAACAATATCGAAATACATCCAAACAGTTGCACTCATATATTACCAGTGATGGTTAGAGATGCAAAGAAATGTAAAGCAATTTCAGACAGGCTATTAAACGAACATGGATTATATGTACAACCTATTAATTACCCAACAGTCGATGTGGGTAAAGAGCGGCTTAGAATTACACCTACACCACTTCACACTAATGGTATGATGGAAGATTTGGTCGCAGGATTACTGGAAACGTTTAAACACGTTCACTAATATTATGAAAATGAAATGGTTAACCCTCGGAACATCTCTTACTCTTGCTACTACGGCTGCTTATTTTAGTATCGTCGGATTAATGACGATCTTCAGTGGTGCTGTTATCGGCATTGCGATTATGGCAACAGTGTTAGAGATCAGCAAACTTGTATCTGCAGCATGGTTACATTACGAATGGGATCGTATTAATAATTTAGTACGTGGTTATTTTACAGCCGCAGTTATAGTCCTAATGTTAATTACAAGTATGGGTATATTTGGATTCTTATCTAAAGCTCATATTGATTCAGCATTAGTATCAGATACCTATTCTCTCGAAGCAAGTATCATTGATACAAGAATAGCCGCAGAACAATCCAAACTCAAAGCCGCACAAGACCGTATCGAAAGTCTGGATTATGTATTAGAGACTTCACAACCTAAAGATCGTAACTATGTAAATGGTCGTCAAACAGAAGAAAGAAATAATTTAGCAATAACCATTGACAAAGCAGTGGATAGTATTGTACAATATAACGAACAGAAGTTACCAATACAGAGACTTCAGTTAGAACAAGAATCGGAATTAGGTCCTGTGAAATATATCGCAGATATGATATACGGATCTAATGCTAAAGAATATTATGACGATGCAGTACGATGGATTATACTTGTAATTATATTTGTATTTGATCCTTTGGCAATAATGTTATTAATCGTAAGCACGGCAGCCTTTAAACGCGATCGTGAAACTCCTTCTAAACCATTAATTGATAATAGTCAAATAATGAACATGGAGATAAAAGAAAAAGAAAGTGGCTTATCTGTTGAAATAAAAGAAAATGCAGGTGGATTGGTTAAGACAGGTTTAACCACCACATTAAAACGAAGGAAAATATAATGAGTATGAAAAAACTAATGTGGAGTGGATTGGGTTTCCTTTCATTAGGTGTTGCTTATATTGGAGTTATCCTACCGGGTATTCCTTTTAGCATTCCTGCTGTATTTGCGGCTTATTGTTTCGCAAAGAGTTCAGATAGAATGCACAATTGGTTGTATGGCCATAAACTGTTTGGACCATTTTTAACTAACTGGGAAACAAAGAAAGTGTTTCCACAAAAGGCAAAGTATATGATGTTAGGATTTATGGCCTTTGCTTTAATCTTAATGATTGTAACAACCGGGAACTGGAAAGCAGTAGCTTACTCTGGATCCTTTATGGCTCTAGGCGCATTATGGGGGTGGAGATATCCTTCAACACCAGAAGAATACGATCGTCGTAAAGAAGCAGGCGAGAAAATTGGTTTATTTAAATAAATAGTATTATGGACGATCATAAAGATAACCCTTTTAACGAAGACGGCGATATTGACTACCACAAGTGGTTACGTATGAATGCATTAATTAAAAAGTTACATGATCTACATTATATAGAGCATCTTGAGCAACACCGTGAACAACTTGCATGGTTGGAAAGACGAAATGAAATGCTCGAAAATTTAGATATTATTGATAACGTTGTTGATATGATGGATGAATATCCAGAAGCAGACTATATTGTAAACAAAATTGTTCGTAGGTTATATAATGACAAAAGATATTAAAATTAGTGAAGAAAAGAAAAAGTATATTTACGAAAGTCCTGATAAAGGCAAAACAGTTTTTGCTCGTGAATTTGGACAACCAATATCTGAGCGTAAACTAATTAAGGGAGTGAAAGATGAAAGGTGATTATGTAATAGTAGATACAATTTCAGTATTCAAACAGAGATACATTATACCTCGTGAAGGCCTTCACGAGGATCGGATACCAGATAAGCTTGCAAGGCAATTTGCCCAGGAATCTGTGGAATCAGAAGAAGTAAAAGAGTTCTCTCAAAGATGGTTAGGTGAAACAGTTACTAACGTCGATTTTGCTGATACAGAAAAAGTACTACGATTATTCAAAGAAGATAACGAACTGTTAGCGGAAGAGTGGTCCCAGGCTAAACAGCTTGATTACATTAACAATTGGAAAGAGAACACTCCGAAGAAGTGATCTACATCTATGGTACAAAAGGCTGTCAGTTTTGTGATAAGGCAAAGAAGACAGCAAATGATATGTATGGTGAGTATAAATTCCTTGACATCGGACTAATAATGACAAAAGATATTAAAATTAGTGAAGAAAAGAAAAAGTATATTTACGAAAGTCCTGATAAAGGCAAAACAGTTTTTGCTCGTGAATTTGGACAACCAATATCTGAGCGTAAACTAATTAAGGGAGTGAAAGATGAAAGGTGATTATGTAATAGTAGATACAATTTCAGTATTCAAACAGAGATACATTATACCTCGCGAAGGCCTTCACGAGGATCGGATACCAGATAAGCTTGCAAGGCAATTTGCCCAGGAATTTGTGGAATCAGAAGAAGTAAAAGAGTTCTCTCAAAGATGGTTAGGTGAAACAGTTACTAACGTCGATTTTGCTGATACAGAAAAAGTACTACGATTATTCAAAGAAGATAACGAACTGTTAGCGGAAGAGTGGTCCCAGGCTAAACAGCTTGATTACATTAACAATTGGAAAGAGAACACTCCGAAGAAGTGATCTACATCTATGGTACAAAAGGCTGTCAGTTTTGTGATAAGGCAAAGAAGACAGCAAATGATATGTATGGTGAGTATACATTCCTTGACATTGGACTCACTTTATATTATAATAAACTGAAAGAATTGAATGTAAGTACAAATGTATTACCTCAAATATTTGAGGATGATCGGTATATCGGTACTTTTTATCACTTCGTAAAGGAGTGCCAATTGAAAATGAGTGAGGACTATTAAATACAATGATTGATGAAAGAATTAACAAAATCTACCAAAAAGAACTCTCCCGCCAAAAACTAACTGTAGAATTAATTGCCTCTGAGAACTTTGCTTCCAAGGCAGTCATGAAATTATGTGGTTCAGAGTTTACAAACAAATATGCAGAAGGATATCCAGGAGCCCGTTATTATAATGGTTGCGAATTCATGGATGAAGTTGAGACTTTAGCAATTGACCAACTGAAAGAAATATACGGTTGTGAATATGCGAATGTTCAACCACATTCTGGTGCCAATGCTAATCTTGCAGTAATGAAAGCCTTTCTAAATGTTGGTGATACAATTCTCGGTATGGATTTGGCAAGCGGCGGACATCTGACTCATGGAGCTCCTGTAACTATTTCAGGTAAATGGTTTGATGCTCATACGTATGGTGTTGGCGAAGATGGTTTAATTAATTATGATGATGTTGCTTTAATGGCAGAAGCTCATAAACCTAAAATGATTATTGCCGGTGCAAGTGCATACCCAAGACAAATTGATTGGAAACGATTTAGAGAGATTGCTGATTCGGTAGGTGCATTTCTTATGGTTGACATGGCTCACTATTCCGGTTTGATTGCCGGCGATGTCTATGATAGCCCTATTCCTTACGCTGATGTTGTTACTTCTACGACTCACAAAACATTGCGCGGACCAAGAGGCGGTATTATATTATGGAACAATACTGAATACACAAGACATATTAATGCAGCAATATTCCCAGGTACTCAAGGCGGTCCTTTGATGAATATGATTGCGGCTAAAGCTCAGGCATTCATTGAAGCCAACACACCAGAGTTTAAAGCTTATGCCCGCCAGGTTGTTATAAACGCACAAGCCTTATCTGAAACATTAAGCAAATCTAAAACCTTAGAAGTACTTACAGGTGGAACCGATAGTCATATTATATTAGTTAGTTTAATTAACTCTGAATTGAGTGGAAGACAAGCTGCTGATATCTTAGAGAAACATCGTATCACTGTAAACAAAAATGGTATTCCTAACGATCCTCGAAACTTTAAAGAAACAAGTGGAATTCGTATAGGAACTGCTGCTGAAACAACTCGCGGTTGGGATGAAGAACAATTTAAAGAGTTAGGCGAAAGAATTATTAATATATTAGAAGATCCTACGCTATGGTAGCAATTATATTAGGTAATGGTGAATCTCGTTTAGGTAGAAATTATCGAGCAGAATTCCCTGATGCTTTTGTATACGGATGCAATGGCGCATATAAAGAAAGCCCAGACGCGTTAGTTTGTGTTGATACTTATATGCAACATTTAATATATAAGAGTGGTTATTGTAAAGACAATCTATGTTACTTTAGTGAATGGGCACCAATACCTTCAGGAGCCGTGGAACATATCATATCTGCTTTAAAAGGAGAGGGTTTACCGGTCATTCAGAATACAAGAGATACCAAATACGGTTTATCAAGAACTCAGGCAGTCATATCTGGTTGCACCGGCGCAAATTATGTTACTTGGGTTGACGATGAAGATATGGTTATAAAGATTCCCGAAGTTGATATATCATCAGGCGGCAACGCTTTATTACATGCGTGTGAATCAAAACGGTTTAACGAAATCATTCTATTAGGATTTGATGGAATGAGCGCAGAGAACATTTATCAGAACGATGAAGGTTACGAAAGATCCACCCCTCGCAATGAGTGGGTTCAAGAACGAAACTCTATAATGGAAAAATATAATCATATTAAGTTCAGATACTTATAAATACAGTTAGACAAAGGAGTCGAGCATGAGCGAGACAATTAACACAGCATCAACAAAAGTTGATTCTAATGGCCTATAGTGAAAAATTATTAGATCATTATGAAAACCCTAGAAATGTAGGGAAGATGGATCCGACAGATGTTACTGTAGGAACTGGGATGGTAGGCGCCCCCGCATGTGGTGACGTAATGCGATTACAGATCAAAGTTAATGACTCCGGCGTTATAGAAGATGCCTGTTTTAAAACGTATGGATGCGGTTCAGCAATTGCTTCAAGCAGTCTCCTTACAGAGTGGGTCAAAGGTATGCACATCGACAAAGCAGAAACAATTAGAAACACTGAACTCGCAGAAGAACTTGCACTCCCACCTGTTAAGATCCACTGTTCGGTATTAGCGGAAGATGCAATTAAAACTGCGGTAAACGATTATAGGAAAAAACAATGTACGAGTATAGAACAAATTTAATTAAAGTAGTTGACGGCGATACCGTTGATGTCGATATTGATCTTGGCTTTGGAATATGGTTACGAAACGAAAGAGTTCGTATCATGGGAATTGATACACCAGAATCAAGAACAAGTGATACAGTTGAGAAGCTATTCGGCAAAGCTGCAAGCAAACGATTAAAAGAACTGTTAGGTAAATCACCAACATTGAGAACTCAGGTTGCTTCAGATGGTGTAGATATGAAAGGCAAGTTTGGTCGTATCCTTGGAGACTTCGATGTATATTGTCCGACAACTGATGCATGGCGCCCTGTTACTACAGTAATGTCAGAAGAAGGTCATTGTGTACCTTACTATGGTGGATCCAAAGAAGATACTCAGGCACAACACATGGTGAATCGAGTTAAACTTTTAGAGTCAGGTTGTGTAGATCAAAAGGCATACGACAAAGAAATGGCAAAAGCAGCCAAGTAATGTATGTCTGCATTTGTAATGCGATTACTGAAAAAATGCTACAGAAAAATTGTTCTTTAATATCAGTGATCGGATCTAAATGCGGGAAATGTTTAGAAGGTGGTAGAGTGTTTGACAATGGGTGTGTAACTTATTTAAAGAATGACGAGGATCGTAAGAATGACGTCTGATAAATGGCATATAATAAAGAAATCGCCAAACAAAAATAGCAGCACTATAATAAATCGTAAAAAACTATTGACATTCATATTAAACTGTGATATAATAGTCTCAGAATTGAAGGGATTTACCTTTAGATTTAATAACGAAGGTAAGACTTCATAACAGAGAGAAAGAATGAGTACAGGAAAAGTAAAATGGTTTGATGCAACTAAAGGTTTTGGGTTTATTACCCCAGACGACGGCGGAGCAGATGTGTTTGCGCATCACTCAGCTATCATTGGAGATGGATATACATCACTACAAGAAAATCAACAAGTTGTGTTTGATATAGTTCAAGGCGAAAAAGGACAAAAAGCAACTAACATTGTTTAATCATGTATAATAAGACCCGAAGAAATGGTGGACGTTCAGTTGATCTGACTCCACAGAAAAGACACCCTAAAGATACAAGGCCTGCGACCGCAATGCCTTTTGACGTAGGATTGCGAATTTTTAGGAAGAATGTTGAGAAGGCAGGAATCTTAAATGAAATTAGTACAAGAGAATTTTACGAAAAGCCAACTGCGGTAAGGAAGCGTAAAAAGGCTATGGCTGTTAAAAGGCATCAGAAGAAACTACTGACGGCTAATCCTTTTAATCCTAGAAGAAGAAATAAATTCAGTTAACTATTGACATTTGGTTAATAGTGTTGTATAATATAATTTGAATTGGTGGTAAATCCAATCGGCGAATAGTTGTCCTTACGTTTAAAGACGTATCGTGACTTAACTATAATGACCCAGAGAAGACCACTGCATCCGGGAGTAACGCCTGAACTACCGACATACTGCGTAGGAACGGAACACCAAAGGATCGACACCAATTCTCTTTTTATTTGACGGATTTATATTATGGCATTGGCAAGAGGTCTATCAACGATTTCCACTCGGAAACGTAAAGTTAAAATCACTAAAGCTAAAATGGCTCAATACGAGCTTGATTGGCGACTACACAATAAGGCAATGAAACGTAGAGGTATGCATGATCTCAGATACGACAGTGTCGATGAATATATAAATTATTGTCTAGGAAAGGTGAAACCTAAATCTGAGTTCCAACCATTCGTACCAACTGAATCATTTCGTAGAGAAGTACAAGAATATCCTTCTTGCCATAAATCAGGTGGCGGTGGTCATGGAACTAAAAAAGAATCGCCAAAATACACGGGTACACTCATAAAAGGTATTGCTACGATGCATAAATCAAACGCAGTTCCAATTATGAATCAACAAGAAGCAACAGAAATATCTAGGATGGCAAGATGATGCACGTAGGTTACAAGTTTGATATAACTAGCGAAGGTTTATTGTTAAGTGATGTAAATATAGACGACAAGCCTTTAAATGTTGGAGAGGAATTTATACTCGAACTCAACGAAGACAACTGTATGTTCTTCCGTAAGGTTGGACCGAAACAATTAGCCCTGGAAATATAATGGCAACAAAGAACGACATAACAGGAGACTCCTTAACAAGCAAAGCATCTACTAAAGCGTATGATGATGGTTGGGATCGGATCTTCGGCAAAAAGGATGACGCTGACTTAGGTCTAGAAGGAGATACTCGAATGACTAGTAAAGAACGGCACGAATCTGAATTTAATACCGTACATCCTGCAGAAACAAGGTATCCTCATTTGAAAGATAGGAACTTCAAGTACAAACAGCAGGATATGACTGAATTGAACGCTGATGGAAACGAAGATCGTGGTCGAAATGGTGAAGATCTGAATAATGACTGAAAAAAGTCAAAATAACTATTGACATTCTTTGTGAAACCGTTTATAATGGTTGTATAAATTGAGAAAAGTAATTATAATATGAAAACAGATCCTTGGAAATTAATTCAGTTACTTGAGAGAGATAACAGTCGACTCTATAAAGAAGATATGTTGTCTCAATATATTGATGATGAAGGTCTAGTCAAAGGTTTATTATATTGTCTTGATAATATGATTACCTTTGGTGTGGCTGATGTACCTACAAGTCAAACCGACGGTCCTGGTCTATTGCCTGAGGATTTCTATATTCTCGCAGATCAATTAAAGAATCGTGAATTAACTGGTCATGCTGCTCGAGATGCAATCGTCGTCGCAAGAGAAGCAGCAACAAATGAACAATGGAATGATTGGTACCGTAGAATCTTAATTAAAGACCTACGTTGCGGAGTATCTCTCAAGACAGTCAACAATGTTAGAAAAAATACAATCCCTGTATTCACCTGTATGCTTGCTCACAGTGGTGACAATAATCCTAAAAAGATTACAGGAGACTGCATTGTAGAATATAAGTATGACGGTGTAAGAGCAATCATAATCGTTCAAAACGGTAATGCAGTCATCTATTCCCGAAATGGTAAACTACTTACCAATTTCCCACATATCGAAAAAGCGTTTAGTAAAAAGATCTTTAATGACTTAGTCTTTGATGGCGAAGTTATGTCGAAAGATTTCCAATCATTAATGAAACAAGTTCATCGTAAAGAAGGAGCTCAGACTGAAGATGCATACTTTGCATTATTTGACTTTTTACCTCTTACTGAATTTAGAGAAGGTAAAGGTACATTACCTCTAATTAAAAGAAAAGAATTATTAAAAGGATTTGGAAATTCTGAGTACTTTGATGATTGTATTGTTGTTACGAAATACAACGTTCTTAATATTAAAGATGATGGTGATAAGTTCAAAAGAATTAATAATACAGCAATAGAAGAAGGATACGAAGGTATCATGGTCAAACCTATCAACGGTCTTTATGAATGTAAACGATCTTACGGTTGGCTAAAAATGAAACCTTACATTGAAGTTACATTAAAGGTTATTGGCATTGAAGAAGGAACCGGAAAAAATGAAGGAAGCACAGGAGCTCTCGTCTGTGAAGGTACCGACGAAGGTAAACATATCAAAGTTAATGTTGGGACAGGTCTTAGCGATGCTAACCGGGATGATATTTGGAATAGTGTTGACACTGTCATTGGTCAGTTAGTTGAAATAAGAGCTGATGCAATTACTATCAGTCAAGACTCAGATGAACTGTACAGTTTAAGATTCCCACGATTTAAATGTTTTAGAGGTTTTGAACCAGGAGAGAAACTATGACACAATATACTAAAATGGTTGAAGATTTTGCCATAATGGAAGAAGCGGAGAAATGGGCTAAAGGAGTTCAGACAATTCATGGTCATTCACTATCATCAATGTGGTATGACACTCGTCCACAAGATACCGAAGGTGGTAAAACTGTAACTGATGTTGAATTAAACAATGGTACTATTAAACGCTATCAAAAAAATAAGTTAATACATACGTTTGGCAAATTGCTTAAAGGTGATGAATTGACTCAGCATTACTTAATGATGAATTCTAAATGAGAACCTTTAATAAAATTGGGTTTTTAGCTCTAGCGTTAATGGTCGGAATGATTTTTGGTACGGCAAAGGTTCAAGGTACTGCGATTGATTATGATATGCATGGAGATTCATTTAAAATGACTCGTGATACATATTGTATGGCATTAAACATTTACCACGAAAGTAGATCTGAGAATCTTGCTGGTAAATTTGCAGTTGCTGATGTAGTATTAAATCGTGTTAATGATCGTAGATTCCCTGATAATATCTGTTCAGTAATATATGAAGCAGAAATGAAACCTTCTTGGAAAGACGCTGAAGTACTTGTACCTGTGAGAAATCGTTGTCAGTTCAGTTGGTATTGCGATGGCAAGTCAGATGAACCTACAGAAACAGATGCATGGAACGAATCAATCTTAGTTGCTCATCAATCAATATACGAAGGTCGTATGAATGGATTAACAGAAGGTGCAACTCATTACCATACAGTTTACATTGAACCTTATTGGGCAAGTTCTTTAGATTTAATTGGACATATAGGATCTCATATCTTTTACCGAGAAAACTAATAAATAATACCATAATACATATTATGGGGTTTATTATGAGAGTCGCTGGTGTTGACTACAGTTTAAGTAGTCCAGCAATTTGTGTTCATGAAGGTGAAGAATGGAGTTACGATAACTGTACTTTTTATTATTATGTAAAGCAAAAGAAATTGCTAATTGGAGAGAAAGGGCAGTATCAAGCAACAATGTATCCAGATACTTGGTTCAACGATCAAGACAGATATGATATCATTGGATCTTGGTCTCAAGATAAATGTTTTGAGTGTGACTTTGTTGGAATTGAAGGATACGCATTTGGAGCGGTTGGTAGAGTATTTCAAATAGCAGAGAACTGTGGTTTACTTAAACATAAACTATGGGAGAAAGGAATCGCTTATGATGTCTATCCACCAACAATGATTAAAAAGTTTGGGTGTGGTAAAGGCAATGCAAATAAAGAAGCAATGATAAAAGCATTTGAATTAGAAACATCTATTGACATTCGCGAAAAATGTGGTATAATAAACAAATCATGGAACCCTATAACTGATATTGTAGATGCCTACTATATTTGTAAATATGGTTTCACACAACTTACAGAGAAGAAATATGATAGTAATATTTAACGGACCCCCAGCTTCAGGAAAGGACGAAGCAGCAAGCTTCTTCAAAGAAAAATTCGGATTTGGTAATCTCAGCTTTAAGTATCAATTATTTAAAGAAACTTTTGAACACTTTGAGGTTAATAAAAGATGGTTCATGGAAGGCTATAATGATAGAGAGCAAAAAGAAAAGAAAGAGTTTGCTCTAAACGGTATGTCAAGACGCGAAGCAATGATTCATGTATCTGAAAATATTATCAAACCAAAGAAAGGTTTGGATTACTTTGGACAATCAGTTGCTAACGAAATATTCGAAGGCAATAACTATGCATTAGCGGATGGTGGATTTGTTGAAGAACTTGAACCTATCATTCAAAAAGTTGGCAAAGAAAACGTTATCATTGTTCAATTAACTCGAGAAGGACACAACTATTCAACAGATTCAAGAAAGTACTTTAATGGTAAGCTAATTAAAGAATACACTATTAATGGAGCTACTGCAGTTGATAAAGCATACGTCCTTAATGAAGAAATGGATATTGCTACATATAGAATACATAACAATGGTTCAGTAGCTGCGTTTCATTCTGCTCTTACTGACGTATACAATGAAATTAATGAGGCCCATGCCCTCAAGTAAAATAATGGAGAAATAAAATGAGTTGCATTTATAAAGGTGTAGTGATTGATTCAGAACTGTCTGCTAATTCAAAAGGCGGAAGTGAAATGATGAGACAACGATTGATTGATAACATGGACGCGGAAGTACTTGAAAAGGTTGCTATCCATTTATCAAGACCAAGAGAACTATATAATGATGTACCAAATATCTTTTGGTGTCATGATCTATCGGAAGATCCAGAAAATCAAATTTTAAAAGATGAAGGCTGGCAGAAGTTTCATCACTTTGTCTTTGTGACAGCGTGGCAAAGAGATCAGTACATTATGCGGTTCGGTATACCTTACGGTAAATGTTCTGTTATTCATAATGCCGTTGAAGTAAAGTATGACCCACAAGAAAAAGATATGGAAACAATTCGTTTCGTATATCATACAACTCCTCACCGTGGTTTAGAACTGCTTGTTCCTATCTTTGCTTCGTTAGCAAAAGAATTCAAAAATATCCATCTCGATGTCTATTCAGGATTTGAAATTTATGGTTGGAAAAATCGAGACGAAGCATATAAACCATTATATGAACAGATTAAGCAACATCCTAATATGACTTATCATGGTGTTAAGTCAAATGATGAAGTATTAGCAGCGTTAAAGAAATCTCATATTTTCCTATATCCTAATATATGGAAAGAGACATCTTGTATTGCATTACTCGAAGCGATTAAATCTCAAATGATTTGTATTCATCCAAACTATGGAGCGTTGCCTGAGACTGGTGCTAATGCAACTATTATGTATGATTGGAATGAAGATATGAATCATCATGCAAATTATGCGTTTTCAGTAGCAAAACAAATTCTAATAGCGATGAAGAACGATCCTAATTACTTTAATGGATTTACCTTCTCTGATAGATTTAATTTGGCAAGAAACAACATACAATCATTTTCCACAATGTGGAACACTCTATTGAGGAATATTGGTGATGCCTACCAAGAATAAAGACAACCTTATATATTTTCCAAAGATACATTCTAATCCTCCAATTAATGAGGAAAGTGTTGCGGAGAAGATAAGAGATTATAAAGAATCTTATTCATCAGAATTAGCAGAAATTATATGGGAGAACGTACTGGGAGAAATGGCAAGAGCAGGCTGCGATTTTGATGAAGACTTTGAAACATATTTTCCAAGTATGATTTTAATCTTTGAATCTATTCGTTCGTTACATCTACAAACAATGGGAGAAGAACATCAACTTCAACATTTTGCCAAACAAAATGTTGAGATTCTCGATAGTGATGAGACTCAAGTGGCCGGTAGTTTGAAAAAGAATTTAGAAGAAACCATTGACATTGATGAAGATGTTTGATATAATATAATCTGTAAATGTAAATAATGGATAAATTATGATATTAGTTGACTATAACCAAGTAATGCTCGCGAGTCTTTTCGCAGGTATTGGTAATCACACAAACATGGAAGTTGATGAGAATCTACTTCGTCACATGTTCCTCAATTCAATAAGATTCAATCGCAAGAAGTTTTCGAAAGAATACGGCGAAATCGTAATCTGCGCTGATAACACAAACGTATGGAGAAAAGATTACTTTCCATACTATAAAGCAAATCGTAAAAAGAACAGAGATGATTCTGAACTCGATTGGAATGCTTTGTTTGATATCATCCACCAAATACGTAGAGAAATTGAAGAGTTCTTTCCTTACAAAGTAGTCTATGTTGATCGTTGCGAAGCTGATGATATTATCGCAGCACTCTGTATAGAACATGGTACTGAATTGAATACAGGAGCAGAAAAGATTCTGATTCTGTCTGGTGATAAGGACTTTATTCAATTACAAAGATTCGCAAATGTTGACCAATACAATCCCGTCCTTAAGAAGTTTGTAAGACATGCAAATCCTCAGCAATATATAACAGAACACGTTCTTCGTGGTGACACTGGTGATGGTGTACCAAACATATTAAGTCCTGATAATTGTCTTGCTATTGGTGAAAGACAAAAACCAATGACTAAGAAGCGTATTGAATTATATAGTAAAGATCCAAGCGCAATGGACGAAGAAACAAAATTAAGGTTCAATCGTAATAAACAAATGATTGATCTTACTATGATACCTCAGGAGTTTGTTGATAATATTCTTGAGGCTTATAATAACCAAGAAGAGGTGGGAAGGTCTCACTTATTCAATTACTTCATTAAGCAAAAGTTGAAAAATTTGGTTGGTGATATACAGGATTTTTAATATGTTAAGAATGGCAATCTCAGATATAATTAATACAGCTGCGGCAAAAAGTGTAAAGGAAAAAGTCGAGCACTTACAAAAACACGACACCGTACCACTAAGACAAGTACTTCGTTTGATTTACGACAAAGATATTGAGTTCTTAGTACCTGATACGAAACCACCATTCAAAGAGAATATTCTCGTCGATCTTGAAACTATGTTATATAGAGAAGCAAGACGTTTGAGAATTTTCTTTAAAGGCGGTGGATACGATAACCTCAATAAGAATAGAAGAGAAGCATTGTTTATTCAATTACTTGAAGACTTATACATTCCAGATGCAAATATGTTATCAGAGAATATGATTTCTCATACTCCAATTAAAGGGCTTACAAAGAAAACATTGGAATTAGCTTTTCCAACACTATTCACAGATCCACTTAACTTTAAGTAATAAGGAAAATTGCTATGCCTCGGCAGCGCAAATCAACCATTCATTCTGATGATTGGTATGAACCGAAGATACAAGATCGGAAACAAAAGAAAAAGAAGAACCAGGCAAGGAAAGACCTCCAAAAGCAGAAATTCTCTGATAAAAGAACTTTTCTTTCATAAAACCATTGACATCCGGTCAATTGTTTGTTATAATAGTTGTATAAATTGATAATAAACAGGAATAATATGGACCACAGAAAAGACAAACTAATCCTCGTAGATTGTGATGGTGTTCTCCTTGATTGGAAATACAGCTTCTACAAGTGGATGGCAGAGAATGGCTATAAAGTTGCAACTGAAGGCGTTTATGATATTGAAGCAACATTTGGTATTGAAAAATCTTCCGCGAAGAGACTTGTAAGACAGTTTAATGAATCTGCAAGGATTGGATTCCTACCTGGTTTAAGAGACGCAATTAAATACGTTAAAAGATTACACAGTGAAGGATATGTCTTTCATTGTATTACTTCTTTATCAAAAGATGAATACGCCAAGAAAGCAAGAATGGAAAATCTTGAAAGACTATTTGGTAAAGGCGTGTTTGAAGAACTAATATGTTTGGACTGTGGAGCTGATAAAGACGAAGGTCTATTACCTTATAAAGATAGCGGATGTATTTGGGTCGAAGATAAACCTCTCAATGCTGAATGCGGAGTTGATCTGGGTCTCAGATCAATTTTAATAGAACACGATTTCAATAAAGACTATATTAATAATGATATAATAAAAGTTAAAAATTGGAAAGAAATCTATGAGTCAATCGTATAAATAATTATATGAATGTTAGGATAATATATTAGATGCCAATCTACTCATTTAAAAACAAAGACGGCTCAGGTGATATCTTCGATAAGTTTATGAAGATGGCTGACCGCGAAGTCTACCTACAAGACAACCCCCAAATCCAACAGGTCATAACCGGCTCCGTACCGTTAATTGATAGTGCACGGTTAGGTCGAGCAAAACCCGACCAAGGTTTTCGTGATTTACTTACATCAATGAAACAAAACAAATCATACACTGGAAACAAAATCAACGATTGGAAGTAATTCTAATTGCTTCTTACATCTGTTGATGCAAAGGAGGTTTTATGTCAAGAGCACGTCGTATATCACTAAAGGATAAAAAAATGTCACGAAGGGAAAAGGAGGGTTCAAGAATGGATTCTAAGTTCAGCATGAATCAGATTCGTCCCTTAACGGATACACAAGGTGAAATGTTCGATAGTTATAATGCTGGGTATAATATCGCTGCCATTGGTACGGCAGGTACAGGAAAAACAATGTGTGGTCTTTATCTAGGCTTATGTGATATATTAAGTAACGATGATTACCATCAAGTTATAATTGTTCGTTCTGCAGTTCAAACAAGAGAACAAGGTTTCATGCCTGGTACTCTAGCGCAGAAAGAAGCTTTATATAGTGTACCTTATTCCGATATTATAAACGACTTATTTGGCCGAGGAGACGCATGGAGTATCTTATCTCAAAAGTCTTCAGTCAAATTTATGACATCGTCGTTCGTTAGAGGTTTAACGTTTGATAATTCTATTATTATTGTAGATGAATGTCAAAGTATGACTTATCACGAACTCGATAGTATTATTACTCGAGTCGGAGATTCGTCACGAATCATATTCTGTGGTGATACTGCTCAGGATGATCTTGCTGGAACTAGACACAAACATGACAACTCAGGACTTCAGGATTTCCTCAAAGTCCTATCTCGTATGAGCCACTCTTTTAAGATAGTTCAATTTGGAATTGAAGATATCGTAAGAAGTGGTTTAGTTAAAGAATATATTATAGCAAAGGAGACAACCGCTCTAAAGCCTCGTATGGTGGCTTAAATCGAAGGGGTGGTCGCAAGGCCACCCTTTCTACTTAACTTATTGGAAATTATATTATGAAATTATTTGAACACAATTCAGAGGCGCCTGTCCTCGAAAAATTAACTCGAGCATCCGTAGATGGTAAACGTATTTACCAAACTCCGTCTGGTGCTGGTTATCCCTCAGTTACGACTGTCTTAGGTATTCTCGGTAAAGAGGATATACAAAAATGGAGAGATCGTGTTGGTCATGCAGAAGCGGATAAAATTTCAACTCAAGCTGCTCGACGTGGTACTGCCGTTCATAAACTCTGCGAAGATTATTTAGATAACGACCCAGATTTTGCGAAAAAACATATGCCTGCCAATGTTCATCTATTCAACACAATGAAACCTATCTTGGATGAACGAATAAATAATATTTGGTACCAGGAGTGTTTCCTCTATTCTGACGAATTACAAACCGCAGGTCAAGTTGACTGTATTTGTGAATGGAATGGAGAACTTGCTGTCGTAGACTTTAAGACATCAAGGAAGCCAAAGAAAGAAGAATGGATTCTAAACTATTATATGCAAGTATCCTTCTACGCAAAAGCATTTGAAGAAATGACTGGTAACAAAGTAAAGAAAGGAGTGATCTTCATTGGAGTTGACGATAATGAACCTCAAGTGTTTGAGTTCGAGCCCGCTGATTACAATGATCATTTTAAAGCTGTAAGGTCAACATATAAAGAGCTCTATGAAAAAGATAAGGTACATAATAACGGATGAAAACATGGGCGTGTTTATTGGTACATATAATGGATATGACCTCGGCATGGAGGATGATGGCAGA